ATCATAGATAAAGATGTGGTACATGGCCGCCTCGGACCAGTAGAGGTTGTTCTCTTCTGCCACGAAGATCCGATCAGCTCCTGGATGATAAACGACAAGATCCCCAGTTGGGGGCGGGTAGTAGCCGTCTTCTGCAAAGGCTGTATTTAAGATTAGATTTGCGTCCGATACATTATCCGAATACGTGGTTGTACCAGCGTCTAAGGTGGTGACAAGATAAGTTCCTCCAAGGCCGGTCTTTGTGCGCCAAAGACACGCTTGACAAGAGGAGGCCCCGGTAAACGTGCAATGAACTATATCTGACCACTCTATCTTCTTCCCGCCAGTGACGTCTACGGATTGTCCGGAAGAAAGGTCAGAATAAACAATGGTTCCGTCCGGGAGTGTGACCTTCCAATTGTAGTAGCAGGTATAGTCCCCATCAGGGTTTCCCGCCACACCCGCAGCTACAGTTGGTCGTTCATGGGTGGCCTCACTTGCCGTTCCCCAATCGCAAAGAGTAGGCCCCCCGGACCCCAGGTAAATGGAAAACTTGGCTACCCCGTCATTTGTTACCCCGTAAATCCAATCCCCAACAACCGTCCAGGAAATATCGTCATCTGAAGATAAAGAGCCAAGAGATGTTAAAGACGAAAGGATACCTGCGTCATAACCGAGGGCCTCTAATGAGATCCCAACATCTCCATACTTAATATACTCACCCACTCCAACAAACACCTGACCTTCAAACGTGCGGAGAAGGGAGTGGATAGTGTCTGACTCGGCGGTATTAAGAGCTTTTAAGGAGCGAAGAAGTCGAACCTGTCCAGGAGTGGATATGTCACAGTTTACCATCCCTGTATCAAAGTCTACGTCCTTGCCGCCCACCTCACCCTGGTCGCGGGCAAAGAGAACAATACCTGGATGCTTGTTGTTATAGCCCCCTGTGAATTTGAGGGGAATTATGTCTGATGGTTGTCGTTGTTGTCGTCCGTTTGGCATTAACGCCTATCCTTACAGCCAATCTACTACCCACACGGTTTGGCTAATTTCATCCCCACCATTTCCACAAACCCCAACCAGCTTTACGGTAACGTCACTGCCGGTATCTACGGTCGTTGAGGGGCAGCTATATATAATTGTCCCATCGGATTCTAGGCCTGTGCTTTTCCAGTGTTGAAGCTTGTCGGACTCAGAAGACATGATAATAGCATCAACGGCCCAGGCTGTTTCGTCACCCGCCGCTGCGCTGATAACGCTTGTAGATGCTGCGCCAAAAAGTAGCCAAATATCTTTTGTGTCGTTAGCCCCGGAGATAGAGCCAGCGCCGTAAACAATGATTCCGCCATAACTCCCTAGTTGCCCACCCTCTATAACCGTATTGGCCAAGTTGTCTTCGCCAGTTCCCGCCGTTGTGGTTAAGGTATTATCTTTTCTGGGAGCAGTATGGGCGGTTTGAAGATGACCAGTAAATTCTGTGTGTACCCCGTCATTGTTAATTACAGGGCCAACAGTTCTAGCCCATGTTTGTGGACCAATTTGGGCATGATAAACAACACTTCCATCAAGGTGAATGCCAGCCCCAGTACTGGCTGGAATACGGTTGTACTCAATAACAGGAAAATGGATCTTCGACGCCCCACCGTCTCCCGTAAGCTTAATTGCATACTTGCCAGCACCAGTATCGGGAAATCGGTTGTCGTGGAGATGGACGCCAGAATGAACGACATCGTGATCTACATCTATGATGATACCTTCTGCGCCCGCAGCAAGGCTTTCAAAATGATTTTCTTTAAAAATTAGCGTTTGAACACCCCTGCCATTGTCCTCTTGCGCTTGTGTGGTAGAGACATAAAACGCAGCCGTTGCCACATTTGTGCATTGGTTATGGCTAAAAACCGTATTTGACATACCACTGACATCAAAGCTATACGAAAGGTCATTGCCGACGCCCGTTCCAAGACATACAATGTTCGTAAAATCGCACAACGAGCCATTGTGTGCATAGACGTGGGCTGTGGCACCAGTCTTTGTCATATTGACAATGGTTTGCCCTCTGATCTCTACGGTGTTGAATCTATCCGAGCCGTCACCCGTGCCAATCGCGTCACCACACTTGATACCATAGGTATTACCATCAACGATGTAGCAATGATCTATTAAGGTACGCTTGGCAATGTCTATTTCGAGAGCATTGGCGGTCTTGCCATCTGCATCAATCGTAAGGTTAATTAGATTAGTGTTGTTAAGTATTTGGGCTTCTGTAGAGCCGGACAACACCTCAACCGCTGCACTGCCCACCAACTTCAAGGGCGTTGCGTCTGCGGTAGCAACCAAGCCACATTCCATTCGCCCCAAGCCCCTGAGAGTCAAATCATCGTCAACACCATCTATCGTAACGGATGAACCAACCTTGTAGATTTCTGACAAAATAATCTCACCACCATACCCACCAAGAGCGTTGATCGCATACTGAAGTGGTCCGGCACAATCATCACTTGCGTTTGCTCCCCACCATTCCGGGTAAACCGTTCCCGCAGCAGCAAAATCAACCATGTCGCCATCAGCGATTTTGCCACTCCCCTTCACTTTGGCTGGGGAGTAAATTGTTACAACTTCATCCCCAGTAACCTGGTCAAGATATGCTCCAGGAGCAAATCTCCAGGTAACGAGATTGTGAGCACTGGCGTCCACACTACTGTCTATGTCCCATCTGACAGGAGCAAGCCAAAATTCAACCTTGTGATTAGTCCCAACATCATCAAGAGCCGCTTGTATGGTGGCATCTGTGGCATTCACCCCGCCGCCATAGACCTGAAGCACATCTATCCCAACCCAATCAACGACATTTAAGGTAAGGTCATAGCCAAGAGATGTGGTACGCGAGAAAGTAGATCCCGAGCCGTTAGAATAATAAAGCTGAACGTCCTGCTTGCCAACAGGACCCTTGGTGACTGTGCCAGCATAAACGCAGGATGCGGTAAGTATTAAAACAAGAAAAAATACAAAGCGTTTCATCCTTTTTCTCCTATGCAAGAGGCCAGCAGCGAGTAAAGCCAGCATCCTTCATTGTGCTTTCCATCGGTTTGTAGCCCATAATACCAGCCATAAACACCTGATACGCAGTCTGAGCTTCTTGCCAGTCCTGCGAGCCTTTTGGCGCTGTGCGCTTAAAGAAAAACGGAACGTATTCTGGAAGATATTGATGAAATTCTGGCGGTATTTCCGGTCGCTGAGTGTCCAGAGTTAAAGGCCGTGGACGCTTGTAAAAGGTAATGTAAACATTCCCTTCAAGGTCCGTTACATCCACCATCCCGCCTATCTCTGAGCTAAACAAATACTCCTCGTCTCCGGCCCAGTCTACTACCACACCGTATTCACCGGAAAGCACCATAAAGGAGTCCCCGACCGCCCATGTGTTGGCCGTGCCTCCAGTAAGAGCAGCGACAGTAAAGGTCGAGGCTGCAACGGCTGTAATCTGCCCGGTGGAGCCGTCCGTGACGTTCGCGGCTGTCATGCCGACAGCCACGCCTTCGTCGGACAGGGTACGGCTTGCCCCGTCTGTGCATACTGTTGCAGATGCCGCAGAATTGGTTCCGGTGACATTGCCAGAAGTAGACATAGAAGACTCTGACGCATAGATGCCTGTCTCTGGAGAAAGGGTATAATCATCGCCGTCACTTTGCGGCGTGGGGTAAAAGCCGAGCTTGCGTAGATTGCCGTATGAATCGCCAGGGTAGACAACAGTAGGATCGCCGTCAGTAGTTCTCCAACCAGTCTGATAGGCGTTCAACCACGCCTCTGTACGTTGCTTGAGCTCCCAATACGAGGTGGATGAGGCATAAAAGTAGGCTTGTTTAAGCCCCAGAAATTCTGTTGGGGGCTTGTACTGTGAGTAGCCTTCTTTAAGTCGAATAATGGCAAACGAATGAAGGCACTTGGTTAGGCGCACTGCCTCCATCTCGCCAAAGGAAAGTGCTTTTTTGATTTCATGCTTGGGATAGCGGGTGAAGTTGCCTGTTGGTATCCCATCAATCGGAGTGACAGTCTGCTTTAATTTCATCAGACTCATCCGAATCAAGTCATACAGGACCTCGCCTTCGTACAAACCACTAACAACAGATTCTATTGGCATTCTGTTTATCTCCAAATGCTAAAGAAGGTTGAAATGGTGCGCTTAGCATGTCGCTCTTTATTGCATTCTCTCTTGATGGTAAAAGCCTTAGATTATCTAAAGCCCAGCACCGTCTGAAATCAATATCATTATAACCCCTGAAATTGAAAACGCTCTGAGGTATGATATGATCTATTTGCAATTTACCATCAATGAAATCTTGCCAGGTATGTCCACTAGGAACAGTTTTCCTTAGATGTTTAATTAGTTCTTTAATGGTATATCCGAGAATTTCTTGGGATGATTTTCCACCCTTGTTTTTCTTTAATGCTCGCCATAAATAGCCACGCAGGTTATCCCTAATCCTTCCCTCAATAGTAAGGCGAGCTTTTCTCTCAGACCGTTTTTTATTGATAGCCTTTTTACCAGGGTTTTGTTTGCACCATTTTTTAACACGCCTAATCCTGTCCTCTCTATGCCTATAGTATGCTCTCTTGCTTGCCTCTTTTGCCTTTTCTGGATTACGCCTTCTCCACTCCTTAGTATATTGAACTTCGCAAAATTTACACCAAGACCTCTTCCCATACTTGCCCCTACTATCAGCCTTAAATTCATCTAGGTTTTTTAATTTCCCACACTTTGTGCAGGTTCTCGCACAGATTGGCATTGTTTTTGCCTCTCACGTTCAATAAGACCAAAAATAATCGCCGCCAGATATGTGTGTATTGCAAGGTGCAGAGGGTATGTTCCCAAGCACGAGAAACCGAGAACTATAACAACAGAAAACAACCGGCGATTGCCCCTGTAAAGTGTGGCTACATATAAAAAAAGAAGAATTAAACCTATCAAGCCGAAATGATGTAAGCATTCAAGATATTCATTGTGGATAGGAAACACATGACCCCATGGAGCCCCTTGACCATAACCAAATAAAAACAGGTCCCAGTTCGCAGTCGAAAGCTTCCAGACTTCTTGGACCCAAACGAAGCGGTCGTATTGATTGTTGGATATGGTGTCGAGTAGATGTATTGTAAGGCTCTGTTTTGTAACAAGAAGGAAGCAAATAACAAAAAATATAAGCAGCCACGACTTTCTACTCACCTTAATCTTATCCCAAAAATAATAGACACAAGCAGCACCTATGGCGAATGTTGCCGTAGATGTAAGCAGGGCCAAAATCATGGCAGAAATCAGTGGAACAAAGTAAATCCATTTGGGACGAAAAAACAACGGCAAGCACATAGCCAGATAAACCGAGAGGAAGTTGTTGTTCGCCATCGTGCCTGTCATGCTTTTATATTGATACCCCATCATCCATACATTGGGGATGTTGTCTACCACGATGCCATGGTAAAGGGTTCGCAACCCATTCAGAATAGGGTCATAGCCAAATAGTTGAAAGATACCCAAAACAACCTGGATTAACGCCGTAACACAGAGAAAATTATAGAAGACGTTAAGGCTCAACTTACTCTTGGTACAGGCTGTCACAATGACCGAAAAAACCACGACAAAGAACAAGTACTTAAAAGATCCCTGAGCCTGTGACGGCGGAATCATTGCACTCATCCAGCCGAAGCAAATCACTATCTGCCATACACAGGAGTACCACACCATATAGCGGAGCCATCGGTTCTCCAGCATGGAGCCTGCGATAATACAGCCACAAATCAGCCATGAGTACTTATGCCCCTGGTGTATAATCCCGCTTGAAAGAATGCCGAATGGGACCAGGCAGAACATGAATAGAACTGCCCGGTCCACTCGGCTCATTTGCTTGAGAAATACAGACACTATCTGATACTCTTAGTCACCCATAAGTGGATGAAACCCCAGCCTGAGTTGGTATCAAACCAGCTAGTTCCACTGTCAACCGCAGTCTTTGTGTCATCGTCAGAAGACACGCGGTAAACCAGGCAGGAATCCGCCATAACATAGTAGGGTTGAAGAGGCCCACTCCAGTAGCAACTGGCATCTTCCGTACCGTCAGCAAAGGCGGCGTTGTCATCTGCCACGTCGGTACAAGACAGGAAATCTCCGTAGAACATAGAGCCTGTGACAGAGGCGGAGAACAACTGGGAGCCTGGCTTAAAAAGCCTGTCACCACTGAAATCAACATCAACCGGCTCGATAAAGCCGTCAATGTCAGCTTCAGCGGTAGAGCCAGCACCAACACAAATGCCAATGTTTGAACCAATGGAATGCTGAATCATCTGGATGTTCGCATCGTGAACAATCATGCCTTCCAGAAGATCAACGCCTGTGTCAACTGTTCCATCATGAGCGGTGGGAAGCCCGGTATCTGAAGTGAAATCAAACGCCGAACAGTGCATACAGTACCAGATGGTATTTTGGTGCATAATCCCCGGTCGCTCGTCGATAATACAGGTACGGGTGTTGTCCGTAGCGTTATCCAGAAGCGACGTGTACCCACCACTGGTATCGACCACAACAATATCCTGATAGCCATCGGTGTCATCCACGTAGAAATCTATGCGATCAAGAATATTGTATGTCGTTGCGATAACGGGGTTTCGGATTTCGGTTGTCCCAGCATCAGAGTAAATAGTCGGAACCGTGTTGTCGCTATAGTCCATGACCATATAGGTGACGCCGGAAGTGAGTTGAGTGTAGCCACCAGCAGCAGTCGAAAAGCCGGTGTCCTTGTAAACATAGATTACGTAATGATCATAACCCGCTTGGGCCACGGAAGGCCCAAAAACAAGAGCCAATGCGAGAATCATTACTGAAAAGAATTTGAAAACTCGGTTCATAGTGAATTACCTCCTTGGAAAATGCCTTTAGGTCTGTGGACCTTTGGGTGTATCCCAGTTTGCCATGGCCGTATCAAGGTCTGTCCCAATCTTAGATAGATAGTCCGTGCCGGTATTGCCACTGTCCTCATCTATGTTGTTACAGACCGCCTTTACAGCCTTCCACAAGTTATAGATGGCCCTGTGGATATCACCCTGGTTTTGACCAGTTCCGTCAATAATCTGACGAATGTTGTAGTAGGTTGGTTCTAAATCGGCCATCTAACACCTCCACTACTCATCAGGGCCAGCAAGGGTTCCACTTTTATTGACGATGTTGACCGTGAAATCAGTGCTTGCGGCTCCAGCCGTATCTATAAGAGACCGGAGCATTTCGTAAATAAGCTGATTCAAGTCCCCATCGTCGCGCCCTGTTTGTCTGATAATCGGATTCGTCATAATTCCTCCAGTTAAGCCATGCCAGCCAAGTTTTTCAGGCCGATATCCTCGGCCAATTCCTCGTCTCCACGTCCGATAAAATGACGTTCATAAAGACGCTTGAGGTCCCGATAGTAACTTTCCTTCTGTCCAACAACCCGGTACATAGGCTCATTATTCGTAGGCGGAACAGTCCTGATTTTCGGGAAAGCCTTCCTACGCTTGGAAATCACCTTTTCGCAAATAAGCCCGGCTTGATGCACGGGGTCCAAGACCAGACAGCATCGAGTTAGCTTCTTGCCCTGATAGTAAAAGAATCTGTCAAACGTGTACCCCCACCTGCGGCCATGAACGACAACAGACGGAGAGTGAACCGCTTGATGATCCTTTGTAACAGGACCGAAATATTGCATAACCTGATGCGGCTGAATCTTAACTTCCCTTGCGGGCATCTTTACGACCTTGAGCTTTCGGTTTTCCGGGTTCACCCCGACACAACGATCTATAAACGGACCAGAGGGCGAAGTGTTATCCATGTCCTCTATGAGCATTGTGTCAAGTGTGTTGAATTGGTCTTGCAACACAACTTCTGCATAAGAGAGGTATTCTATGTCCTCGCTCTGCGGGGGGAGCGTTGGGGGACCGTCATTAAGAGACTTAACAATGGCCGGGGACTCAATTTTTCGCTTGACCCCCGTAACCTCGGTTAGAGCCTCCTCGTCCGATACACCGGCCTCCTTGGCGTCCACATACACATCGACCGGCCAGGGTTCAACCGGGTAGAACTTCTCGAACTTAGACTTTGCCTGCTCCTGTACGTCATTAGGAGCCTCAAGAATCCACCCGATATTTTCCTTGACCCAATCACCATACCGTGTACGTGGTAGGCTAATGAAGTCTTCGGGTTTTAGAGCCTCCCGTGACCCTGTTTCATCACTGCTCATATATTTTTCCTCCATAACATTACTTGGTTTTAGGTTACGTTGGTTCTGGCAGAACGCACGGCCACAACGGAAAAATCCTTGGAGTTGTAGACTGCCTTTGCCTCACCCTTGATGATTCCAACAGCTACGCCGAATTGGTTGTCGTACAGTTTTGTTACTCGTTCTATTGAAGAACGGGACTGGTCATTTCTGCCAGCCTCTCCGTGTCGCCACGAAGCTCGGAGCACACCATCCTCTTTTTGAGGCCGGGGTTCTGCTCTCTGGAGGAACGTCTTTCTTCTTTTATTTCTCGCATCCGTCTGAATTTCTCTATTCTTTCCTGCTTTCTTGCAATGTTAAACTTCAATCCAGACGCGATAAAAGATGGAATATTGATATGAAGACTTTTCAGAGGCTTTTTCCTGTTCTTTGTAGTTGTACTTATCTTTCCATGTTTCACATTAAGTTGAGAAAGTAGCCTGGCAAGTTCATGAATGACCTCAGATGTAACAGCAAAGCCAAGACTAAAAACAAAGCTATTACCATTTTTTGGTTGATACATCGAAATCCATCCCTCGCTATCAAGCAATCCCTCAACAAAAGCTCGCTTATTCTCATCTGTTTTATACACAAAGTTAGGAATAAATCGCCGTTTGCCTGTGATAGATTCTATGTAATTTCCAACCCCACGAACTTGGAGACCATAAAACTTTGTCCCAGCCTTCATCGTCTCAAAGCGGGTTGCAGCACGCCACGAGAAAACCTCTTCACAACAATCGGCAGTGTAATCTCTAAAGTCCCTATCAATTACTTCCAAACGAAAATATTTGGCTTTTACGCCACCGTAATTAAGGCATACACAACCATCACCAAAATAGACCCCAATTACATAAGAAAGACATTTCCCTTGCTGATTGTCTCCAGACGAACGATTTTCGCTCTTTGGCACGTCGCCATTCATGAGAGTTTCCAGCATTTCTATCCCGGTTTTCATTCGACTAGACATTCTTACGCCGCCTTTTGAATTTCATAATCATCAGCATAAGCAGTTGATATTCCATCGAACTTTTTCTCAACCCATTTCAGGTAGCCGTTTTTCCCCTTGATGCGATAGCCTCCAACACCGACAATACAAGCCTGGCGACCGAGCAAGTATGACTCAGCACCATAAACGTCGGCGGAAGCACCCCATCCGGTAAAGGTCGTGCAGTTATCGTGGTCATACAAAATCACTCCCTGCCAGTCTATGAGCATACCAGTAAACAACGGGTTGCCCCCGCCACGCCGCGCAGCTTCTCGTGTCACTTGCTGATACGTGGCGTCATTCATGGCAAGGTCGTAAGATACATGGTCGTGCATGACGAACATATACCGATAACTTGTCTTCTGCCCCGCCTTGGTAATCTTTAATGGCGGGATTTTCGGGCTTGCAGTAGACTTGGCATACGTTCTTGCCTTAGCAACATAGTCCAGGGTGAGCAGGTCAGTTGCAACAACTGATGCCGTACCCGCCCGTGAGTTCACGTACATGATTTTAGTACACGACGTAGAAATAGCAGTAAAAATATCCTCGTCGCGCGTCTCAGCCATCCAGTCTCCCAGACCGTCCCTGATTTCCATGGGAAGGTTATACTCAGTGGCCTGTTGTGTCTCCTCGCCTGCGAAACGACCAGCGTTACGAAGCTGGGAGATTGTCCAGGTCCTTTGCGTTGTTGGTGATTTTTTAATTCTTCACCACTTACGGTTTCCCGCAAGAACAGACTATATCATAATGTCTTGACAATATTGTTGGTAGATAGTACAATGTTTTTATGATCCGAAAACTCAAATTTACAAGAGACGAATGGATTGCTTTGACGGATAAATTCTCAGATCCAGGACTTGCCAAAAAACTAGGCGTAACCAATAATGCAATTTTATATTGGCGGACCAAGCTCAAAATCCCATCAAAGCACAAATTCAAGCGACTCAAAACATACCAAGTAAGCGAAAGTTTTTTCTCTGACATTACCACGGAAGAGCAGGCGTATGTTTTAGGATTCTTCTGTGGTGACGGCAATGTACACACAAACGGTAGAAGCATTTCCATATCAGTTTCTACTAAAGACCAAGAGATTCTCTATAAAATCA